ATTCCAAGTTTAGCATCATCTTTATTTAAAGTAAATTCTTCGGCAAATGATACTTGTATTGAAACTTCATTAAATTCTCCATCTTTATAAAAACCACCAGTGGAATTATATGATGCAGTAAATGCTTTAAGGTACATATGCTTAAAACTTAAATTAGGATTATCTTTAGATAAATCTTTTCCCTCATACATTAGTTTAATTTCAAATAAATTGGGAAACTTATAACCAGCATCTATACTATTACCACCAGTGCCCTCTAGTTTAATAACTTCTGGATAAAGATTTATCCTAAAGAATGAAACAATATTTTTAATCTCTTCTTGCTCTCTTTTACTTGTTGGGACCATCTTAAAGTCAAAGGAAAACTCTCGTATATTTACGGATCTAAACATCATTCTAGTGTTCGGATTAGGAGTTACTCTTAACGATCCTCTAACCGCATCGGTACCCGGGCCTGGTAATCCCGCAGCCAATCTACTAGCACCAAGAGATGCAGCATCGCCGGATACATTTCCTTTTAGTGTTTCAATTAAACTTCCCATACCATCTTGAAGGGCTGCACCTACAGCTGCAACAATCCCGCTTCCAGCATCCATTGACCTTGAAGCACCCTCTCCTAAAATGCCAAGACTTGCTGGTTCTATACTAACTCCATCCTGAATAGTAACTGGTGTGGGCATATATAAAGCAACAGACTCGCCACCTCTCCTTTCGGTAGAAGCAGAAATTGCCGAGTTTCCGAATTGATTAAATGCATTTTCTAAAAAACTCTTAGCGGTATCGCTAGAAGATTGCGCTTCTGTCTGAGGTATATTTACTCTACTCTGATAAGTAGGTCCGTTTTTAATAATCGGCGTAAATTTAATATATGCCTTATACTTATCTCTATTTTCAATAGGGAACATATGTGTTTTATGTTTATTATTGTCCATCCAAATTATTCCTAATAAATAGAATTATCTTATTCTTATTTATATAATTAAAATGAAAGTATTATGAAAACATACCAAGGAAAATACAAAGTAAAACACCGGTCAAAATATCGTGGTGATCCAGATAATATAATTTATAGATCAATGTGGGAAAGACATTGTTTTAAATGGTGTGATAATAATCCTTCAATAAAAACTTGGGCTTCTGAAGAAGTTGTAGTCCCATACTTCTATGAAGTTGATAAAAAATATCATAGATACTTTGTTGATCTAAAGATAACATTTAAAGATGGTAAGACTATTATTGTGGAAATTAAACCAGATAGTCAAACGGTCCCTCCAAAGTTTCCAGGAAGAAAAACTAAAAGATACATTAATGAAGGTATGACATATGTTAAAAATATGAATAAATGGAAAGCAGCTAAAAACTTTGCAGATGACAGAAACTGGGAGTTCCAAATTTGGACAGAAAAAACATTACAGAGTATGGGAATAATGCCAAAGCAGTCTAAAATGAAGAGTCTTCCGAAGATGAAAAAAATTAAAAAATCATTATAAATACTACAATGGCAAGTATATTTCAGAATCTTGAGATCGAAGCGTTTAGAGCAGGTATTAACCCTCGGACACAAGAATCGAGAGATTGGTTTAGAAAAAGAATCGGTGCTTTACGTGGTGGAGCAATGCGCAGAATCAATAGGAATACTCTATTGAGAGATGAAGAACTGTCTCTTGAAAATAGAGCTGTTATTGGTAATATGTATATGTTTTTCTATGATCCAAAACATAAAGACACGTTACCATATTATGATGGATTTCCTCTAGTAATACCAATCGGTCCTGCAGAAAAAGGTTTTCTAGGTTTAAATTTACATTATTTGCCGCCAGTTTTAAGAGCAAAACTTCTTGACGGTCTTATGGATACAACAAATAATAAAAAATTTGATGAATCTACTAAATTTAATATAAGATATAGACAACTTAAAAGTGCTTCCAATTTAAGATATTTTAAACCATGCGTAAAGCACTATTTAAATTCAAATGTGAGAAGTAGATTTGCAAAAGTGGATTCGCCAGAATGGGAGATTGCAACCTTCCTTCCTACAGCATCTTGGAATAAATCAAGTGGTGCTGCAGTATATAAAGCATCAAGGAATATGATCTAATGAGAGTAGAAGATTTTAGAGCATCTTTAAAAGAAGGTTTAGCAAGAAATAATCTTTTTAAAGTTAGGTTTCCGACTTTTACCGCCTTGCCCGATATTAGTGCTAATCAATTAAATTTTATGTGTAAAAGTGTTACAATGCCAGGACGATCTATAAGCGTAAATGAAAGAGTAATAGGTATACCGAAAGCTGAAAAGGTAGCAAATGGATTTTTAATAGATGATGTAACAATGAACTTCATGCTTACAAATGCTTATGAAGCAAAAAGATATTTTGATTATTGGTCTGGATTGTCTGTAGATTTTGATACATATGAATTAGAATATAAGTATGGATCATCTCCCGGTTCGGGTTACACTCGAGATGTTATGATATCACAGTTCGATCAAAATGGTCATGTTATCTATACTTGTAAACTTATAGATGCATTTCCTACTCTTGTAAATGCAATAGAGTTTACAAACGAACAAGGTGGTTTAACAGAATTAACCATACAACTATCATATAATAATTGGGAAGGGACTGTCCATAATAGACAAGAAGCGCCCGTATAATAAAATGAAATGAGGATGAAAATATGGCACTGCCAAAGCTAAATGATAAACCAAAGTATGAATTGACTATACCTTCGGTAGAACAAAAAGTAAGATACAGACCGTATCTTGTAAAAGAAGAAAAAGTGTTGATGATGGCTCTTGAATCTCAAGATAAAACATCGGCATTACATGCAGTAGTTGATACTATTGAATCTTGTATTGATGCGGATATTGATAAAAATAATCTTACATTATTTGATATTGAATATATGTTTATTATGATCAGATCAAAGTCTGTAGGTGAAGTAAGTAAACTAGGAATTAAATGTCAACACTGCGAACAGACTAATGATATTGCAGTAAAATTAGATGAAGTAGAAATTAAACAGGATAAGATAGTAAACAAAGATATAGAACTTGATGAAAATATTTCTTTAACTATGAAATATCCTAACTTTAATGATGTACTAAAACTTGAAGGCGAAGAATTAACTGAAACCGAAAAGACATTTATGCTCATAAGTAAATGTATGGAATCAATTGAAACAGAAGAAGAAAATATTTTATTAAAAGATGTTTCTGATGCAGAAGTAAATGATTTTATTGAATCTTTGAATACACAACAATTCGGTAAAGTAAGAGAATATGTTGAAAATATGCCAAGAGTGGAAAAGCAAATAAAGTTTATTTGTGGTGGATGTGAAAAAGAAAATAATATAACTTTGAGTGGTATAGATGATTTTTTTTAGTGGCTCTTTCTCATGATAACTTAGTAAATTACTATAAAACTAATTTTTTATTAATGCAAGAACATAAATATTCTTTGACTGAAATTGAAAATATGTTACCATGGGAAAGAGAAATTTATATTGCTATGCTTGTTGATTATATTGAAAAAGAAAATGAAAGAATAAAACAACAGAATCAAGGATAAGATCCTATGGCTACATTAACTGAAGTAGTAAGACAATTAGAAGAATCTAATAAGAAGTCTGAAAAAAGACACGACGAAATTAAAGTCGAAATAAAAAAAGGTATTACTGATGTAGCCAAGTCCATAAGTGGAATTAAAAGTGCTGGTCTTAGAGTTCCTGGATTACAGACTCTTACTAAAGCAATTATTGATAACCCTATTACAAGAGCTATTGGTTCTTTTAAAGATGCAGTAATTAATTCAATTTCCGCACCATTCAGAATGGTAGGTAATGCAGTATCAACTATTAAAAATTCAGTACTTGGATTAGTCACAGGCGTGAGTAAAGTATTTAAAGATATTATTACTGCGCCGCTATCAGCCGCTTTCGGTTTAATAAAGAGTATATTTTCTACTAACTTTGAAAAAGAAAATAATATACTGCTTGACAAAATTTTAACTCAAATGCTATTCTTAAATAATCAGATGGACTCATATTTTGATTATTTAAAAACTCAGCAGCTTGATAACCTAAAACAAGCATCTGATGATACTTCTATTCCGTCTGGACCAACGGAAACACAATCTCCAGAAGCACCACAGAAAAAACTTAGCATATTTGGTATTGGCGGATTACTTGGCTCCATTCCTAAATTGTTGGGTGGTCTTGCACTAGCAATAACTGCAGAGTTTTTAGGTTTAGATAAATTTATTAAAGCATTATTTGTAGGTGATGGATGGAAATCATTAAAAGCAATACCGACTAGAATAGTTAATACATTTAAAACTGCATTTAAATCAATAGATGCGGCTATAAGTGGAGGATTTACTAAAGCATTTCAAGGTGTACTTAAGACTGTTCGTAATTTAAGTGCCGGATTAATTATGTTTACCAAAACATTAGATTTTACTAGAATTGCTGCTTTCTTTGAACCTGTTACTAATGCAGTAAAAAGAATAGGTAATATGGCATCAAAGCTTCTAACACCTTTTAAATCAATTGGATCTGGAATAGGCAAAGTCGGATCTGTCATAGGCTCTGGTCTATCCGCTATTGGTAAATTTTTTGGTACTATAGGAAAGATACTTGCTCCAATCGGAAATATATTAAAACCAATATTATCTGCTGCCAAATTATTTGCAAGATTTTCTTTTTTACTACCTCTTATAACATTATTTGATTTTGTAAAAGGTGCTTTTAAAGGGTTTAATGAAACATCAGGCGGAATAGTATCAAAACTACTTGGTGCTTTAGAAGGTGGCATTAAAGGAATTATTACTGGGATATTAGAGGGTGTAGATGTATTAATAGATGCTATTACTTTTTTCCCAAGAAAAATTCTTGAATTATTTGGTGCAGATAAATTAGCACAGCAAATAAAAGATTTCTCTTTAGCTGATATGTTTAATAATTTATATGATGGAGTTAAGAATTTCTTTATGAACTTTAGTTCTAATATAGGAATTTTAGCTAGCAGCATTGGCGGTTTTATAAAATTTGGTATATCATCTATCGGCGATAAAATAGCAAATATGTTTGATACTGTAGCTACAACTTTTATGAATTTAAAAGATAAATTTATTATTGCAATTTCTAAAATTGGATTTAGTCTCCCTACCATTTCTGTCCCATTGCCTAAATTATTAGGTGGCGGAGAGTTTACACTACTTAAAGGAACAAGAGTAGGTTTTGGTAGTGCCAGTTCTGCTGAAGCAGCACGAGGTAGAATAGAACAAAGAAATGCTCAGCTTATCGAAAGAAAAGCAGAAAGATCAGCAGAGACCAATGCCATATTAGAAAATGCTCAAAGACAGTTATCTAATACTGTTGATAATAGAAATAATACTTCAGTTCAACAGAATAATGCAGTAGACGCTCGGTCTACACAGAATAATAATACTACTGTGCTTAACCAAGCGCCTGTACCATCAACATATGACGGCTTCGATAAAATGGCTCCTATCTAGTCTTCATTTACAAGATTTGCAAAGTGAGCCATAATGTCATCATCTTCTTCTGAAGGCGATGCTGAAGCCATCTCTGCAGTCTCCATTTGAACAGGTTCTGCTGCTCTCATTGTTGGTGCTGGTTGTGGTTCTCCTAGAGACTCTTCTTGTCTCATAGTTGGAGCACCAACCGAAGCTTGTTCTCCAAGAACAGCCATAAGTTTAGCTTGTAGTTCATCATATGTTTTATAATTCTTCGGATCAGTGTATTCACGCAGATCATGAAGTTGATTATAAATTTCTTCAAGATAAGTATCGTCTGAAGATAGTTCAGATTGAGAAGCAAACTCTGACTTATCATAATTACGATAGCCTTCTACATCACGAATTTTTAATTTAAAGTTAGCACCACTCCAAAAATCAAATGGATTAATAGGATCTTCATCTTGAAATTCTGGTTGCATAGCATCCATCAATTTATCAAAGATTTTCTTTCCATACTGGAATAAGAATACCTTACCTTCATTAGCTGGATTGCCTGGATCTGAAACAACTAGAACATTTGAAACATGATGTAGGCGCCGCTTTTGTTTACGAGCAACTTCTTTATCTGATTCAATACCAGAGTTCCAGAGTTTACTATTTAATTCGCCTACTGGATCATTTTGTCCAATAGAAGTAAGAGAACGCTCGATATACCAACGCCCTGTTGGGCCTTTAAAACCATGATCCCAATAACGGTTCCATGGGAGTTCTGATCCTTCAGATGCTGGGAGAAAGCGGATAACTGCATAACCATTATTAGATTTATCTACAGTTGGTTTCCAGATTCGATCGTCAGTGTACTTATTACCTGATTGATTTGTATTAGTAGCTTCTGCTGCTTTTACAAGTTGATCGATTGCGTTACGATTACGTTTTAGATTTGCGAATGACATATTTTGTTTTCCTTATACTGAAATATATTTTTGTATGTACTGTAATATTATACAACATTTTGACTTTGTTGTACAGAGTATTTATTCAAAAAGAAGC